CTCTGTAAAGAGTGCCGTGAGGAATGTGAAGCAAACCCCACGGTTAACCTACCCGCTCCGATGGATCCAAAGCATAAGAAGCTTATGGATGAAGGTTCTGGAGCCGCAGAAGTGCGGGCTCGGGATAGCGAGGAGCTCAATCAAGGTTTGTCAGCTAGTAGACCGCTTCCGATGGTGAAGCAGGGGTTTACTGAGATATGTGAAAGTGTCGAGTTGATAGGAACCATAGGATATGAGGAGTTCGTGAAGCCTAAAGTGGAGGAAATTAAGGAGCATGTTGTTCGCAATAAGGAAGCCTATGTAACAGGTGTTTCGATTGCTGGAGCTATTGGTGCGATTGCAGTTCTTGCTGCCGTGCTGCATGTGTTCTTCCCCTTTTCTGAGGGAGGGGAGGTTGAGCCTTTAAGTAGGCGAGCCTCTGCTTCAGAGAAGAAATTAAAAGTGGTTGGTGAAGTACCCGAAGGGGGAAAGACGAGGTGGAAGCCCCTCACTCGCGCGTTTGTTAAGAAGTTATCTACTAGCAAGCGTGGAGACCACATTGCCTCTGGCTCTAATGAAATTGAAATTGATTGGCATGATGAGCGAGAACGTGACCGCGAAGAGGAAGCGGAACGTCGTGCTGAAGCTGAGGCTGAGTACGAGGCTGAGTTGGAACACCGGCAGGGTAATTTCCATGATTATGGAGAGACCTACCGAGGTGAAGGTATGAAACCTGAGAAGCCATATGTTATTGACCTGCGCAAGTGGGAGGATGATGATGTGGCTCCTTGGGTTTTTGGCGTAAAGAAGGTTGAAACAGACCTTGCACAGAAGAACGGTGAGCTGGTGGAAAAGTATTTCCCCAGTGCTGAGCGCGTGACCCCTAGGGTGGTCGCAGCGCGTAACCGAGCAATTCAAAACGCCCAAAGACGTAAGTATAATATTACTCGTAAGGATGTGAAGTTGTTTAGACAACAACCCAAGCCTGAGTCTATGCTTTCAAAACATAAGATTTCGTATGCGAAGAATGCGCAGCGAGTTTTTATGGCATACAATGACGGTGTGCCTGCCTCGTCGGCTACTATAATTAGCGATAAGGTTGTTGTTCCCCTCCATTCCTTTAAGGAGGGGGCTGCTGTGTCGTTTGCAAACAGCAGTACGTCATTCAAAGTACGTGGTCCATTGATCCCAATTGCAGAAGATCTTGGTGTTTACCTGACCTATGGCGCAGTTAAGTGTGCTGGGTGGACTCTGCGATGTCCCGGAAATGAAACCGTGATCCATCTTGGATACACGAAGCAAGACCAGCTTGAGCCAGAAATGGCAGTTGGCCATGCAAGTTCTGTAGGCTTGCATGATGCGCCCACCGATTTTGGTGATTGCGCAGGACCTGTTATCTCCGCTGTGGATGGAGCCCTTATTGGCTTCCACATTGCAGGAGGAGATCATGTCAACCGGTTTGTGCCGGTGACTGAGGAGCTTAAAGATCGGCTGAAGGCTGATGCTAAGACCCTCAACAGTATGCTTTTTCATTGACGCCCCCAACCCCTTCTATGCTTATGGAGCAGGGAGAGGAGTTTTGGGGGCGGTACCCTAAGGAGTTTTCCGAGGGGATGAAAGGCACTGCTATGGTCAGTCCATTGCACCAGAAATGGTTAAGTCCAAGGTACTTTCCAGTAGTAGGTTCTGTCCAGAAGAAATTCGTTGGTAGAAACCGCAGATCACTAGATATGACCGTGGCACAGTTTGAGTCTGAAGAGGACAAAATTGTAGACCGCACAGGTTGGGGGTTACCTAAACCCAACCGTGAGGCCGCCTTCATGTCTTTGGCTAAGTATGCCAAAGATGTTGAAGCTTTGAATCCAAAACAGGTTCATGCCCTTAATGGTGCAGCTCAGATGATGGAGCGCCATTTTGGCCCTTATATGGCCAATTCCAAGGTGAAAGAAATGACCGAGGTAATCGACAGTTTGGATATGTCGACAAGTCCCGGCTTTCCTTGGACAAGGAAGTACCCTACAAAGCGCCTAATGTATGACAATTGGAAAGATTTTGAATCGTACATGACGGATGACTGGGAGCGGCTGAGAAATGAAAATTATACAGCCATTTTTGGAAATTCGTTGAAGGAAGAGATAAGGCCAGCTGAGAAGTTAGCGGCAAACTCTATAAGGACCTTTACGGCAGGTCCGATCGAGATGACCATTCATGGCAACCGGCTGTTCCAGGATATGAATGAGAAGTTTTATGCCTCTCACATCCAGTCAGCAAGTGTTGTTGGTTTCTCCCCGCAGAGGGGAGGTTGGGATCGACTCTATAGGAAACTTAAGAGGCAACCCAATGGTTTTGCTCTTGATGAATCCCAGTATGATTCTTCGTTGCGTAACTACTTGATGTGGTCATGCGCGCAGTTTCGCTGGAATATGCTTAGGGTAGAAGACCAGACTCCAGAAAATATGGAGCGGCTCCGTGTTTACTATCGGAATTTGGTGAACACGTTGATTATAACGTCG